ACTGACCAGCAAGGTTACCTTGTGCAAGACGGCTTGCCAGCAAGGCATTAACACCACCCATAGATGCTTCACCAAAGAGTTCTGCTCCAATCCGCTGAAGCTCGGAAGACAATTGAGATCCTGCAAGGCCTGGCTCATAAGCACTCAACATGGCATTCAATGGGAGATAACCACTAGTCATAAACAGCTTACCAAGCTCAGCAGCCTGCGCTTGTTCCTTCTGGGCTTGCTCAATAGAGTAAAGAGCTGCCTGATTCTTTGCTTCTTCTTGTGCTTTAGCAAGAGCAAGTTGCTCAGGCGTTCCACCGTACTGTGCTGTGCTAACACCAAGACGCCCCTGTCCCATAAGACGTTCCTCAAGGGCTAGGCGTTGTCTCTCTTCCTCTGGGGTCTGTGTTGCCCTGAGTCTGTTGTAGACATCCTGTATTCGAGCATCCATAGGTTGAGTTGCTTGATTAAAGAAGCCGCCAGCACCGCCAAAGAGTTGTCTTTGAAGAGCTTCCTGCTCAGGGCTAAGATTCATTGTATAGCCACCTTCAGGTGTAGCAGCCATATTTCCAAGGTTTGTTGTGACTGTAAAAGGTCTAAAGCGGGTTTGATCAATAGCCGTTGAAGCTAGTGCATTTGATCTGTTCAAAGCACTTTCACCAACATCACCAATGTTTTGATATGCTTCATTAACCAAAGCAGCACCACCAGCAAGACCTGCGCCTTGCCCTATGGCACCTAGATTATCACTAATCCCTCCAAAAAGACCGCCCCAGATATCAGACAAAGAAAGAGCCATATATTAAGATCTCCAAGTTAATAAGTTTTGCCAATCAAGGTAAAGATGTTGAATTCCTGCAAGGATATTTGGTCAGTTACAGGAACTTCCAAACCAACAACAACATTCGTTCCACTACCGTTTGTATTAATATTGGGAACAATGTACTGAGAACCACCAGAATACTCTGCTACGTTAAATTGAGCATTGCCGTAAAAAGGAAAGGAACCAAAGTTCTCCAAATTAACAGAATACGACTTGAATGAGTCATTAAAACCATATCCCCATTTGAACGTGAGTGTTGTTGAGTTACCTCCAATGATAGTTGGCTTCATCTTTTTGAGAAACTTAATCTTAGAAGAATCCCCAAAGGTCAAGTGAGGACTGTAGTACTTCATAATATAAGTTGCTGTGCCGTCCAAGTAGCCTGAGTAGGAGGCTATACCGGAGGAAGTACCAATGTATAAAGTGCCATCAATAAGCCTTTCAAAACATTTTAGCTTACTAGTGGGCCATCGAGTTACTCTAAAAGAACCATTCTCAAGAGTACCTTTGACATCAAAGCAGAAGATAGTGCTACTTGTAGGGAAGTACACCAAATAAAAATAGTTCTCAGGGCTGTACACAGATGTAATCTGCCCTGTTTCACTTCTTATAAGGTTAATTATATCAGTTTTTATGTTTCTGGACAAATCATTTAATGGAAGTGCTTTTTCTTGAATAGACCTGCTAAACGATCTTAGACCAGAGTAACTCATAAAGAGAACATCAGTTCCTGTGTACTGGACTGAATCCCTTGCAACACAACCTACACCAGCTACAGTATCATAAAGTTCCATAGTAGCAGGAGCTTCAGCCCCTGTGTACGAGACAATACTGTGCTTACCAAAAATAATCAAAAGGTTGTTATGTGCAGCCAAGGCTACAACTTCATCATAACCATCAGGCCATACCTTAGTGATATCAATAGACCCACTAGTACCACCAGACCACTTCTGACCATTAAGCAAGTCAGACCAATAGATCGTAGTCTTATTGGAACTTGTATCAGCTACCCATAGACGACCATAAGCTGCAAGCACTTCATGTGCATAGGGAACAGTGGCTGAGTAGGAAGGATGACTGGACATCTTGGTAACAGCACCGAGGGTGTTGCTGTACACCAAAGGCTCATAACCCCTTTGGAAGAAGTAGCAATGATCGTTAAAGTTTACAATCTTCCAAGCATTCGAGGTGATGGTGTAAGACCCAGGGGTTACATCCGTCAGTGTAGTCGTTCCCCTGAAAATCTTGTTGTTTCCTGCTGAAAAGATTGCAAGGTTTCCTGCTGCGTCTCTAAACTGTTTAACTGCCTGAATATAACTGGTTCCCAAAGGGCTTGCTGAGGTAGTGATAACTGAATATCCCTTCCTTGCAGAGATCCTCCCGTACTTATCAATTACACAGTTGTCTGCATAAGTGGCAAAGGAGGGGTCCATAGAAAGAACAGAGTCCTCTGTATTAAGACCCCTAAACCCAGGCTCTACGAGATTTAATACTTGTAGTGGTTGTGACATTTAGACTACTCTGAAAATTGTTTCTTCAGGATGGTAGGCAGCATCCAATGCAATAGCTTCAGCAAGATATTTATTTGAGATGGCAAGGTATTCTGCTGTTCCTGTGCCTCCGGTCTCTCCTCGCTCTCTAGAAGCAAAAGCAACAGCAAGGTGCATCACAGGAGCCCAAGGCACCTTTATGACATCCGTTGATAGTGCCAAGGGTGCTTGACGAACAACACCATAGAACTTCAGGGTGTAAGCTGCGGCAGGCGTAGGGTACAGAATAATCTTCATATCCCCATTAGAGTCTGCATTGGTGTAACTAAAGTACGTTGGGGTCCCTTGAAGAGGGGTATCAGCAATATTGTTCTGTATATCAATCCAGTCCTTAGCTTGATACTCAATAGTAGTCCCATTTGTGTTATCAAGAAACTTAAGATACTTGAAGTCACTACCAAAGCCAGTCAAGGTGTATTCATTGACACCTGCCGTTGTGGTGATAGTTACAGTGGTTCTAAGGGCAGTCCAGTCCCAAGAATGCTCTACGGAGGTCTTAGCGTCATTTACGAGATCACCAATCAAGGCTGCATAGGGGCTTTGATTGATCGTTGTAATCTCATCTTCTCTAATCCTACGGAGAACATTATTTACCAAAGTGAGATAGTTCATGCTATACCTCTAGTTTTATAAAACTCTTGCAAAAGAACAGACAAAGGGTCTCTTGAAACAATCTTTGACAACCCTTGAATTTTTGGGTCGTAAGATACTGTAGCCATGTAAGGGTTGTACTCGGGGCTGGCTGCGTTTTGTCGTGGTCTTTGCTGTGACATAAGTCCTGTACCAAGTAAACCTGAAAATAGACTATTAATGTCAAACGATGGCATACTTAGGTTTCTTATGGACTCTTCTACAGCTTCATTAATGTCAACTAAATCTTTATCAAGAACATCCTGTACAGCACCTTCTACATTCTCATAAGCAGTTTGTACCGGTTCTTCTATAGCCTCATAAGCGTTCTGAACAACACCTTCTGCATTTTGATAAGCGTCTTGTACTGCACCTTCTACATTCTCATAAGCATTTTGAACAGGTTCTTCTACAGCCTCATATACATCCTGTACAGTACCTTCTACATTCTCATAAGCATTTTGAACAGGTTCTTCTACAGCCTCATAAGCAGTCTGAACAGCGCCCTCGGCATTTTGATAAGCGTCTTGTACAGTACCCTCTACATTCTCATAAGCAGTCTGTACAGCTCCTTCAGTATTCTGATAAGCGTCCTGTACAGCACCCTCTACATTTTCGTAAAGAGCTTGTAGTTCATCAGGAATTAAGCCCCCTGTGTTTTGTAAAGCATCAGCCAATGCTTCATAAACATCTTGTGCAGTTCCTTCTACGTTTTGATATACGTCCTGTACTGCTCCCTCTGCATTCTGATAAACATTTTGAACGGCTCCTTCTACATTCTCATAAGCATTTTGCAGCCAGTTTGGTACGTTAATGTTGGCACCGTTAATGTTCAAAGAAGGGGTGTTTAAGTCTCCTAAGATATCAAGCAACGAAGATGTATTAAGACCACCGACATTTGAAAGAACATCGGATACTTGAACATTCTCTAAAAAGTTTTGAACACCGCCAGGAAGCGAACTAAGAAGACCTGATTCAGCCAATGTACCAAGGTCCATGTCTCCAAAAAGATCACCTACAGCAGACCATTGATCATCTCCAATATTAAGACCAAACTTAAGTGCATCAGCCAAACTAAGGTTTTCTAGTCCAGTAGCTAATGTATTAGCACCAATATCAAGCCCAAGGGTCTCCCCTAGAGTTCCACTCAGGAGACCACCAGGGGCACCTGCGTAGCCAAGGACACCTGCAATCAGTGCGTCCTCTAGGTCTCCTCCTCTTGCCAAAGAAAGACCAGCCCTTGCTAAACCTTGACCTGCTGCTGTCTCCATAAAAGAAGATATTGTAGACCCTATGCCAGTAGATCCAGCAGCACCCCCAGCGGCTCCAGTAGCCCCGGATGCAGCTCCTGAAGCACCTCCTACCACATTACCAAGGTAAGAACTTCCTCCTGCGATAGCAGCGGCAGTAAGTGCGTCACCCCAATCAGCACCTGAAGCTCTTGTAGTGAGTCCTGAAGCAATGGCAGCCCCAATAGGACCGCCTACTGCACTACCTATGGTTGTTGCCACAGCCCCAACAAGAGGATTAGACATTGCTTGTTGAAACTCACTGGGATCGTTTTCAGGGTTCCAATAGCCACCAATGGAAGGACCGTATTGCTGAAGGTCTGAATACGGGTTATCGGAATACTTCTTCCTCTTGGTACCGTAGGAGAAGTGTGCTTCAAAGTCCTCAAAACTAACCTTCTTGGGAAGATTGAACTGAGAACGAATGTCATTAATCTTGTTTGTAAAGGCTTCTTGTGTGTATCTATCATTTCGATAGTCCAACCAAGCAAGCTCAGTCTGTTCATCAGCGGACAAAAACTTTCTAAAATCCTCGTTGTCAGTGTAATACTCGTACCACGTCTTGATGTCATCAGCTACTTGAGCACCTTCCCCTGAAGGTCTATAGGGGAGATACATGTCACCAATCTGTTCAGGTCTGTTGGTGGCTATATAGCCTTCGGTTTGGTTAAGTTGAAGCATCTCACTGTAGCCAACACGGGTTCTATCGGGAGTTGCCAAAGGTGACTCATAGGTTCTACCACCAAAGATGTCAGTTGCCCCTACAAGACTTACATCAGGATTAAAAACATAAGCAGCAGTGTAAGGATTGGTGATTGTACTGGAAGTAGCACCAGGAACACCCATCATCCCTGAAGCACCTGCAATAGCATTTAGGTCAAGATTTGAAAGGATGTTTGCAGCCTGAGCAGCAGAGATAGTTCCTGCTGTAGAGGCTCCAGAAACCCCTGTAGAGGCTGTTGAGCCTGTAGTGGCTGTAGAGGTACTAGTATTGGTAGAAACAGGCTGAGAAGCCGCTGTAGAGGCTACAGAAGCATTTGTAGCTGCTGGTGAGGTCATCATACCACCAGCGTTAGCAGCAAGTGCGTTTAAAGCAGCTAGATTAAGGTTAGGTATAAGAATATTACCGTACATCTTCTTTGTTACTCAATACCGATTTAGTTATTTTCTCTGCGGATCTACCCACTACATAACCACCAAGACCCAACTGAAGCAGAGACCATGCTTCATCCCTAAGTGGGCTGGAGAGAAGCCCAAGGCTGTCTCCAACACACAAAGCAAGGAATGTGAGCATGGTCACTGGTCTCCAAATAGCCGTGAGCCAATGTTCCGACTTAGCCTCTGCTTCAATGATCTTTGCCCTAGACTCAAAGGAGTCCTTCTCGTACTGAAGCACCTGGTCAATGACTGCTGCTTGAGTAACTAAGAGTCTCTCTTTGTGTTGTAGCTTTTCCTCTTGACTAGTGTGTACATTGTCAATGAGTTCTACAGCGGGTTTAAAGATGGACTGAATGAGGTTAAGTAATTGCATTGTTACTCTTTAGGGGTCTTACCAAGAACAGCATCTACAGAATCTTTATGAGCAGCCAACGCCATTTCAACAACAATAGGATCTGGAGGCGGTGGAATAGGGTCACTGTTTGGCTTAGGATTAGGTTTACGTCGATGAGTATTCAGAACATAGACACAAAAGAGAGTTACAACGCAGCCAATAACTATATAAATAAAAAAATCCATAATATTTCCTTTAAGTGAAGACAAACCTTACACGTCCAGCACTACCCGAAGTTGGTGAACCACCGGCACTAGCACCGTTACCTCCAGCGCCAGCAGTTGCACCACCGTCCCCAGAACGTGCTGCGCCACCTGCTCCGCCAACGCCAGCAGATTGTGCGCTACCATTAGCACCTGTGGTGTTAGTGACATTACCGCCAGTAGGCGCAATTCCGGAGCCTCCTGCGCCGCCTAATGTACCAGGAAGTCCTGGTCCCGCAGACGAAGACAACATATCGGTCATCGTATAGGTACCAGAAGCTCCAGCGGTAGATTGTCCACCTGATGAGCCCGCACCTCCTATATTAGTACCGCCACCAGCACCAACTACATAACCAACAGTTTGTCCTGCGTTAGAAGTTACAGTAAAACTACTTTTAACGTATGATCCTGAAGCACCGCCACCACCACCAACAGTGCCATTATCATCTCCACCACCGCCGCCGCCTCCCCAGACCTCAACGACCATCGTGGTAGCACCGGTGGGGATGGTTACTGTTCCAGAGCCTGAAGTAAAATTATTGGTTACTGGAGTAAAACCAAGGTAACCAAGGGTTCTAGAGGCAAAACTCATTACTTGAAGTCCTTTGCAAGAGTTGCATACCAGAAACCAGTAGCAGACCTATATGTAGCTACAAGAAGGTCTACTGAGTTAACAGCCGTGCTCAAGACACCTGCCGTACCACCAGGCCACTTAAAACTAGTAGGCCACGTCATCGTCCTACTACCAGTACCATCTTGAGTGATAAACCAGTTAATGGTTTGACCATCTTGAGGGTTAGAGATAGTAGGTGCCGTGGTTACGTTTGCAGTGAAGGTCGTGGTAAACACGTTGGAGTCAGCACAGTTCAGCGTCATTGCAGTAGCACTGAAGGTGACAGCTACAGGGGTAGTTTGAGCATTACCCGTGAAGGTTGCACCATCAATGGTTGGGTTGGTGTTGAGAACAACAGAGCCAGAGCCTGTTGAAGTCGTTACACCAGTGCCACCATTGGCCACTGGAAGGGTACCTGAGACGTTGCTGGTGAGGCTACAGAAGGTTGTAGCAGTGGTTCCAGTGCCCCCGTTAGCAATCGGCAGAGTACCTGAAACATGGGTAGTAAGACCTACCTTTCCCCAGCCAGGTGCCGTACTGACACCACCTGAAGTAAGCACATTACCAGTCACAACACCCGCAAGGCGAGTCAAAGCACTGGTGGTTGAGGCATACAGGAGATCACCTACAGCATAGGTAGTCTGACCTGTGCCACCATTGGCTGCTGCTACTGTGCCAGTGACGTTTGCAGCATTGCCACTGATGTTACCGGATACTTTGCTCCCAGCAAGGGAGGTGATCCAAGTGGGGTCTGAGTAGCTACCAGTGCTATAAAGACCATTAGTTACAGTCGCTGCATTACCGTCTATTGAACCAGAAATGGTGCTGCTAAAGGTTTTAGTGCCTGCAATAGTTTGGTTTCCAGTTGTGTAGACACCGTTGGTAACCGTTGCTGCATTACCTGTGATGGAAGCAACAATATTGCTACTGAAACTCTTAGTTCCTGCAATGGTTTGGTCACCTGATGTGTAAACACCACCAGTTACCGTTCCTGCATTACCAGAGATACCAATAGACCACGTACCTGTAGCACCAACACCAGAGGTGCTAGGAACACCAAGGGCAGTACGTGCATCGGAAGCCGTAGTAGACCCAGTACCACCATTGGCAACTGCCAGGGTGCCTGCCAAGGTGATAGTGCCCGTTCCTGTGACAGGACCACCGGAAGTCGTAAGACCAGTAGTACCACCAGAAACATCAACACTCGTTACAGTTCCACTTCCAGTACCACCAGTAGATGCAATGGTAATTGTACCGTTGCCATTAGTGATGGTGATGTTGCTGCCTGCGGTAAGGGTTGCTTTGGACAAACTACCCGTTGCAGTGTTACCAATAAGAAGTTGACCGTTGGTGTACGAAGTTTGACCAGTACCTCCGTTTGCAACAGGTAGGGTATCCGTGACGTTGGAGGCTAGGCTGCAATAAGCAGTTGCAGTAGAACCAGTTCCGCCGTTAGCGATTGGCAAAGTCCCACTGACATGGGTCGTTAAACCAATCTTACCCCATGAGGGTGCAACGCCAACCCCACCGGAGATCAGGCTGTTGCCGGTTGCAACGTCAGCCAGTTTAGAAAGGGCAGTGGTTCCTGATGCAAATAGAAGGTCACCTACGGTGTAGGAACTGTTTCCTGTTCCACCGTTGTTTGCAGCAAGAGATCCAGATACGTTGGTTGCAAGGTTTACAAAGGTGGAACTTGAGGTTCCAGTACCGCCATTGGCTACAGGAAGAATGCCGTCTACGTGAGTAGTCAGTCCAATCTTACCCCAAACAGGGTTTGAAGCTACACCACCAGAGATAATGGCACTACCAGTAGCAACATCAGCAAGAACACCAATAGTGCTTGCTCCAGTTGCCAAAAGGATGTCACCGGTGGAGTAACTGCTAATACCAGTACCACCATTGCCCACAGGGAGGACATTGGATACGGTGGTGGTGAGGTTGATTTTACCCCATGAAGGTGCAGCACCTACACCGTTACCAATAAGAGCATTGCCTGTTGCAGGGGCTGCCAATTGTGCAAGGGTGGTTGCACCAGAGGCATAAACCAAGTCACCAATCGTGTAACTGGCAATCCCCGTACCACCATTCGCTGCCGGTAGGGTTCCAGAGACATGAGTCGTTAGACCAATCTTGCCCCAGGAAGGAGCCACACCAACACCACCAGAGATAAGGGAGTTGCCTGTGGCAACATCAGCCAGCTTTGCAAGAGTGGTTGATCCTGATGCGTAAACAAGATCGCCAATCGTGTAGCTGGTGAGACCTGTTCCACCATTGGCAATAGGCAAGGTACCAGAAACATTGGAGGTCAAGCTGCAATAGTCGGTAGCAGTGGACCCTGTACCTCCATTAGCAATCGGGAGGGTTCCTGATACGTGAGTGGTAAGTCCAACTTTGCCCCACGAGGGTGCAGTTCCAGTGCCACCAGAGATCAGGGTATTACCCGTAGCAACACCAGCCAGTTTGGAAAGAGCACTGGTGGTGGAAGCATAGAGAATGTCACCTACAGCGTAGCTGCTTTGTCCAGTACCACCATTAGCAGCCACAAGGGTTCCTGCCAAGGTAATCGTGCCACTGGTGGTCACAGGGCTATTTGAGACAGTGATACCTGTGGTGCCACCTGAGACACCTACACTGGTAACAGTACCAACACCACCCGTAACTGCTTCAATGGTGATCGTGCCACCACCGTTGATGATGTTAATACCAGAACCCGCAGTAAGCGTTCCCTTGGTCAGGGTGTTACCTGTGGTATTACCAATGAGGAGTTGACCGTTGGTGTAGGAGGTCTGACCAGTACCACCACTAGCTACAGGAAGAGTTCCAGATACATGCGTATCAAGACCTACTTTGCCCCAAGAGGGTGCTGCCCCTACCCCACCGGAGATAAGGGTATTTCCAGTGGCTACATCAGCCAACTTGGAGAGGGTAGTGGAGCCAGAGGCGTACAGAAGATCACCAATGGTGTAGCTGGCGTTACCAGTGCCACCGTTAGCTGCCGGAAGGGTTCCTGTGACATTAGCCGTCAGGCTGCAATACGTGGTGGAAGTAGATCCAGTGCCTCCATTGGCAATGGGGAGTGTCCCAGTGACATTGGTGGTAAGGCTGCAATAGGTGGTAGACGTGCTTCCAGTTCCCCCGTTGGCAATGGGAAGAGTTCCACTGACATGAGTAGCAAGACCTACTTTACCCCACGAAGGAGCAACACCAATACCACCCGAGATAAGAGCACTTCCAGTGGCTACGTCAGCAAGAGCACTGATAGCCGTAGAACCTGATGCGTACAGCAGGTCACCTACAACATAGCTAGCAAGCCCGGTGCCGCCATTGGCAGCAGGAAGGGTTCCAGTGACGTTACTGGCGAGGCTGCAATAGGCAGTAGCCGTCGTACCCGTACCGCCATTAGCAATGGGCAACGTACCGGAGACGTGCGTAGTAAGACCAATTTTACCCCAAGAAGGTGCTACTCCTGCACCACCTGAGATGAGAGAGTTGCCAGTGGCTGCTGCACCAAGAGCACTAAGGGCAGTAGAGCCAGAGGCGTAGAGAATGTCACCAATGGCATAACTAGCAACACCAGTGCCTCCATTGGCTGCTGGCA